CTCCCTCTTAACGGATCGACCGCTATCATCATGGGAGGCAACAACAAAGGCAAGTCTACTCTGCTGACTACGCTCAAAAACCGGCTCTTAAAAATGAAGCCGGACCACCTGGTACGCCACGGCGAGACCGAAGGTCTGTACGTCATGGAGTTCACCACAGGCGACCGCATCGAGTGGGAGCTGTCCACTAAAACAAAAGCAGGCGAGAAGATGACGCTCATCTCTAAAGACGGCACCAAAACTTCCGCTATCACCGAGATCATCAAATTTTTCGGACCCAGTAACTTCGACATCGATAAGTTTCTGAATGCTACACCTGCAGCGCAGCGTAAGACGCTGGAGACTTTATTAGGTCTGGACTTCACTCAGCTTGACGAAAAATACGTTAAGGCCGTAGAAGAACGGAAAGACGCTAATCGCGACGTAGAGCGCCTGGAGGTGAACTACAAAGGAAAAGTGGTGGATAATGAGCTGCCTTTAGAACCCACTCCTACCGAGGATCTGGAGAAAGAACTTTTAGGCGTTGAAACGCATAACGCATACTACAATCAGCTTGTAGAGAAAGAAACCGAACTACTGGCCAGGCGTAAACAACTGGAGGAAGAACTCGCAAGCGTTAATCATAAACTAGGCCAGCTGGACGAGCAGTTGTCTACTCCTGAATTGCAGCCTAAGAAGCCCGAATATGTAATCGATCTTACCGACAAACTCCATATCCAGAAGCTTAAAAACGCCCGCATCGAAGAGAACAATAAAACCCGTATCGCTCTGGAGGAGCTGGCGAAACTTAAAGATATCGCACACGCCAAAGATATGGCCGTTAAAGATATCGTCGAAGAGAAGGATAAACTGATACGTGCAGCCAACATGCCCGAAGGCTTTGGATTCACCGAAGATGGTATCACCTACAAAGACCTTCCTTTGACCCGTGAGCAACTTTCGTCCTCTGCGATATACATTGCAGCCCTTAAGCTCGCATCGATCAACGTAGGTAACGTAAGGATGCTACATTTCGATGCTTCCTTCCTTGATAAGAACTCACTTAAAGAAGTTTTGGCTTGGGCCGAAACCGAACAGCTCCAAATCCTCATAGAACGTCCGGATTTTGAAGGCGCAGATATACGATATGAAATTATTGAAGAAGATTGGATTAACTCTTAAAAATTAATCGTAAATTAGCATCGCTGTTCGATTATGAAAATACTTAAAAAGATCCCCGCATTCACATTGCCTCTTTGTCACCAAGACAGATCGGACAGCCTTTGGGTTTGCGGGACTTTTTAACTATGACTAAGACTTGCGGAATCTATAAGATTACTTCTCCTTCCGGTAAAATTTACATTGGCCAAAGCGTATACGTAGAAAAACGCTTACGAGTATATAAAAACATGAAAACTGGACGCCAAACCAAGCTTTTACATTCACTATTGAAGTATGGTTTTCAAGCACATACCGTCGAGATTTTACACACTTGTACTCCTGCAGAACTTAACAGCTGGGAAATATATTTCATAGATGTGTACGATTGTTTTAACACAGATCACGGTCTTAATTTAAAAGCAGGAGGGCATTCAGGTGGAACGCTATCTGAAGAATCCAAGAATAAATTGCGAAAACCCAAATCCTCCGAAGCAAAGGAAAAATATAGACGAGCGGCACTAAATAGAGTGGTATCTGTGGAAACAAGAGAGAAACATCGACAACGAATGTTGGGCAACAAACATTTGATCGGGAGGAGATTAACTAAAACTTGGAAACCTATTTACATGAAAGATGGTGAAGGATTGATTCTTATGTTTTTAAGTATAAAAGATTGCCAGGAAGTAGTAAAAGTGCATGAAGACTCTATACGAAAGGCAATCAAATTAAATAGAATGGCTAAAGGTAAATGGTTCTCTTTAGCTCCTTTTAATTAAAGAATAAATAGCCATGCAAAAATTCGAACTAAAGGACGACCATACAGGCGAAGTTCTGGCCACTTTACGAACAACTTCACACGTATTAGAAAATATGGAACTAAAAGAGCAAATTAAAAAACAGGATAAGCCGCCCAGGAAACGTAAAAAACATAAACTGGTGTACCGCACTTCGGAGGACATAAGACTGAAAGGAACTGGTGGCGCATGAACGAACCAGAAATACTAGGAGAACAGCCTTTCTGCGAGCACCTTCACAAACCCAAGAAATCCAAGTGGCAGACGGTGTGGAGTGCGGTACTGTATACGTTAGTAGTAATGGCCTACGTGTTAGCCATAGGAATATTTCTTATAATGTTATTTAGATGGTGATAAATATAGTATCTGACGCTTCCGTAAGTACGCCTCATGCAGGAATTGCGTACTGGATCGACTGTTACCAGTTTGAGTTTCAGTATGCAGCTTATGCCGGTACCAGGAAAATAGCGGCAGCAGAGCTTTACAGTATCAGCCACGCTTTAGAGAGTTTACTAGACAAAGATACCATTCCCATAGAAAAGATAAACATCTACACGGATAGTACGGAAGCCATATATAAAATAAAGAACTGTGTTGGAACAAATGTTCTGTACAACATGATAGACCTAACCGTAAAAAACGGCATGAGATCCCGACAAGTGTTTGATTTATTTTCTATACAACACGTAAAAGCACACACGAAAGGCAACAGTCTTTTGCAACACAAAAACCGCTGGTGTGACATGATGGCCAAGCAACACCGCGTAAGTAAAACTACTTTTAAGGCCGCTATTTTTGACCATTCAGATATATTGTTATGAGAACAGAACAAGAAATAAAAGACGAAATTCAACGATTAACGGATATTCTATATGACGAAGGCAGCGATTTAGATTTGCAAAGTCACGGCGAAATAGATGGGAGAATCTATTCTCTGCAATGGGTAATAGGTACTCCACAAATAGAAACACAAAGAATAAATACCGAATGGCGATGAGAGTAAATTTTAAATATGACGAAAACGGAGATATTAAAGTCGTAGAAGATCCTAACGGCATGTGGGAGTTGGTGCCTTCTCCAAAACCTGCTTTTGATCTTCTCAATCAAAATATTAAAGTGGATAAACTTCCTCCAAACTACGTAGCAGGCGTAGATCCTTACCAGACGCATAAATGCGATTTATGTGATAAAGAATTTAACCACGAACCGCTTCCCGTTACGGATGAAAACTATAACGTAGATGAAGGAATAATTTCCTGCGGATGTCACATTTATACTGGAGAAGATGACTAATAAAGAATACTACGAGAAAAAAGATGGCCTCGGATACGTTATGTATTTGCACGAAAAGTTGGCGAGGTTTAATGCGGGACTTATAGGGCCGCTAACTTGGCAGGAGTTACAAATATTAAAAACCAGAAAACTATGTCGGAAAAAATATTAGTATACGATTTAGAGACTACGGGACCACTATATTACCGTCACGCCATCCACCAATTAGCAGGCATGATCGTGATCGACGGCGTGATAGTCGAGCGCTTTGATCTCAGGATACGTCCGCATGAGAAGGCCGAAATAACAGACAAAACCTTAGAAGTAGGCGGCGTTACACTGGAGCAGATTATGGCCTATCCGCACCGGACAACCCAGTTCAATGCTTTTATCGCCATACTCGAAAAGTACATTGATCCTTACAAGCCGGAAGACAAGTTTTTCTTATTAGGATATAATAATTCGTGGTTTGACAATGAATTCCTACGTAATTTCTTCACACTGGAGAACGACGAAAGTTTCGGCTGCTGGTTCTGGCAGAACACGATTGACGTCATGATTCTGGCCACGTATTATCTGATACCAGACAGACACCGAATGCCTTCGTTTAAGCAAAAGCGCGTAGCTCTATGGCTCGGCATTCCGGTCGATGAGAGCAGACTCCACGACGGTATGTACGATTTGGAGCTGGCATACCAGATATATTTGAAAGTTAAAGGCCCCACAATAGACGATTGGTAGATATGAAAACAGCAGAAACGAAATGGGAATACTGGTCCACTCTTGCTAAACAGTGGCTACCCATAAAGAATCCTTCCAAAGCACATACTTTTAAAACTACACGTAAAATAACTAAATAATATATGCCAGAAACTATTAAAAACGACGAGGTAAACCACCCGTCACACTACACAGATGGTAAGATCGAAGTAATCGATTTTATCGAGGATAAGAAGCTAGGCTTCCATTTAGGTAACACCGTTAAGTACGTATCGCGGGCCGGTAAAAAGAATCCTGAAAAGTATATAGAGGATTTGGAAAAAGGTAAGTGGTATCTTGAACGAAAAATAGAAAAACTTAAAAGCGGTGATATGACCGATTAATAGTAAAAATAACCCTTGTAAATAGTAAGGGTTATTTTGTTATATTTGAGTTCTCTTTTGAAACTCACCCTAAAAAGTCCTTGTCGCCAGATCTGGGCTTTTTCTTTTTACAAAATATTTGTAACTCTTCATCTATCGCCTCGCGCAATTCGTGCCCCATAAATATTACTATGCTTCCAGGTTCTTCTGGCGCGCGGAGAAACAATCTTACCATTTCTTCCGGAACTTCTTCCTCGTCAGTGTAAATGGATAACATAATTAGCGGTGCAACACTAAGCCCTATTTCTTTTGCATCTGGTATGCAAGCTATTAATTCTTTCTTCGTCATAATATTGCGGTATAAAAAAGCCCCGATCATAACGACCGAGGCTTGATTATCTGTGTTACAGGCATTTTCAAGTGCGCCTAGGCAAGCTCATACATTTCTGCCGCTACTTATGCCTTACGACTATTTATTTGTTTCCTGCTCCGTACTTTCTTGCCATTTCAAGGATGCTATTTTCCTCACGGATAACACGGATAAACTTTAAATAGGACTTCCTGCTGTAGCAGCATCTGCAAACGGACTGTCTGGCTGACCGAACACATCTTCGGCGCGTTTACGTGCTCCGCCCAGTGGATCTCCGTCTTTAGTTTTCATCACGTTCTGCAAACTCACTCCGATACCAGCGTTACCAGCGGTGTCGTAAGGATACAGTTGAATGTGAACTCTTCCGTACATGCCAGAGTAAACATCAGTAGGATTAGTAACACGCTCTCTCTTCTCGTTTAGTACACCAGGAGGTTTGTCTTGCGGAGTTTTAGCGTTCAGAACCCAGTGTCCCGCACATTCAGGATTATCCGGGAAGTGGATATCTCCGTCCTTAAGAGATACGTTCATAGTAGCTAACCTGGCTGCACTGAACGAGGCGAAAGGTCTCTTACCTTCCGTTACTCCATTCTGACGAGCAGTGTCTCTTGCTTTAGCCAAAGCTGCTAAGGTGGCAGCATCCGTTTTAGGAATAAGAATCTTCACGCTGTACTGCGGAGTTCCGACATTGTTAATAGCACGAGGCTCCATTAGAGTTACGTAGCTTAAACGGCATTCGCCTGTTACGATTTCATTTGCTTGTAGTGACATACTGTTTTACGATTATATTAGTTATTAAATTTATTGATTATTTCTTAATTATTGTCCTGGTAAAGGAGAAAGTTTTGGTTTAGTAGCCTGTTTAATTCGGATCTTTTCGATAATCTCCGGTTTAAGTATGCGGGCCAGCTCCGTTTCTCCGTCCTGATGCATGTCAAGCCCCGAAGCCAGGCATAGTGCTGCAAGTGTTACCATGACACCACCTACTTCCTGCGAAGGTTCACCGGCAGGTCTGCTGAATACGTAGTCTACAAGTTGAAGCACCTCATCCTTTGTACAACCGAGAGATTGCAGCAGTTCGAGTGATTCTTCCCCAAAGCGGTGGTTACGCTCAGCTACGTCACGTGCTATTTCTCCGCCGAAGCATTCTAGTAACCACGGATCTACTCTTTCTTGGAACGACGAGCTATTTTTCATTCTATTTCTTCTTTAATTTCAACATCTTTAAACACTGCAGCAGCGTTATCAAAATCTTTTCTAGGATCATTCGCCGGTACAAGCGTAGGCTTTCCAGCTGGTTTACGAAGATCAGGTTCTACCAATTCTTTAAACGCTTTGGCGCCTATGTTCTTTGTAAGCGCGGTAATACCAAGTAACTTACGAGGAGTGTAAATTTCATCGGTGTATCCCGCTTCGAGTAACTTCTTTTCGGTATTACTAGCAGAAACAAATACCCGGTCGCTCTTACCTTCCACCAACTTCATTCCTTCCCACTTCTTACCTTTCACGGCTTCAGCCAACATGTACTCTTCGATATCCTTAGCCCAAGCTGCAAGTAAAGAAGCTTTCTTAACAATAGCAGGCAACTCTTCGTCAGTCAGCTGATCGTGTTTCTTTAGCTCGTGTTTGAAAAGATCCAGGTTATAATCTGCCAGTGCTTTGCATTTTACACGTGCCCTGCAGAACTTGCAATGGTTACCTGGTTTATATTCACCTTCTCCGGCGAACGCAAGTTTAGCTTTAGGGCGTAACTCGTCGTTAGCCCACTCCATAAGCTCAGCTACGCTAATCTCCCATTCCGTGTTATTGCTCAGACGAGGCTGAAAGATACCTACGCTTACAGTATCGATGTCGTAGATCCAACCCCACCAGTTCAAAGCGCCCAGAGCATATACTTTAAGCTGCGTATTGTTGACTGCCGAGACAGGCACACCTTTACCGTACTTAAGATCTCTGAACCGCAGATGGTTAGCAGAAGGTCGTACCCGCATATAATCGCCTGTACCGAATCCTTCCGGAACATGAGAAGTAATGTCGAGTCTGGTTTCTACTGCATGTATGTCACCGGGCTGCGAGTCTTCTAAACAATAATCTGCGTACTGCTCAGCATGGGTTAACATTTCCGCGTTGTAGAGTGGGTCTCGCGTTAAGAAATCTAATTCCAAATTAAAGGCCGCTTCTGTTACCATTTGCAGTCTTAACTTGATAATAGCCTCGCCAATAGCATGAGCCAAAGTTCCTTCCTCAGCAAATACGCTTGTAGTGTTTTCAAACTGCTGCTCGAACCTGGCCGAAGGAGTACAAGCCATCCAACGACTTGCGCTGGAGGGTGATAATACGGCATGTGCTGATGCTTCGCCCATTATAGTTTGCAGTTATGAAAGGCGCACAGTGATAGTACGCCTTTCTTGTGAGTAATTGACCTTTCGTCCATCGGACTAAATATAGTCAAGGTCGTTGTAAACAGCTTCGTAGTCTTTCTCCTGGATATCAGAAGGTTTCTCACAAGGCGTACCGTCTGCTTTTTTGAAAGTACCGATCAGCTCCTTCGCTTGTTGTTTTTTGTCGATTAGCGTACCGATCTTTTCCCTTATGGTTTGCAAGGTAATAGACGTTGCTGCAGGAGCCGCTGTTTGAGCTGGCGCAGCAGAAGCAAGCGGATCAGCGACAGGCGCACTTGTTGCTGCAAGCGGGTCTGCACTGGGAGTGCTTGCAGAGGCAAGAGGATCTGCAACAGGCGCAGGAGCTGCTAAAGGATCAGCTACCGGTGCGGCAGTACTTGCAAGCGGATCAGACGTGTTCATCGGAACGACTACTGCTTCTGCAGGTTTCTCAGCCGCAGCTGCTCTGCTTCTTGTTTTGGGTTTCTCCGCTACTGGCGCCGGTGCTGGAGTTTCTACCGTAGAAGGCGTTGCTGTTGTGATAACAGCAGACCCGCTACCTAGTTGAGCGAATGCTTCTCTTGCTTCTTCTATGGAATCAGCTTCGATGTGGATGTTGATTTTGATCATAACGTTTATTTGTTTTCTATTTATATCAATTATTACTTGATTCTACATACATATTCTTGGCCACTCTCGTTGTCTTTTTGAACGCGGAACTTCATACCTTTTTCTTTAATGGTTTCCTTGTTAAAATGTATAGCAGAATAGATGGTAGCAGCAGGCGTATCTCCTAGCGGCAGACACTCTTCTACGGACATCTTCTCCATTCGTTCAAACCATGTTAATTTCACTTCCATGCCGACAAACATAGATAAAAGATTTTAAATAAAAAAAAATAATTTTAAATAGTTTTATGAAAACTTTTTTATATGTTTGTCGTCCACTATGAGTTTAATCGATCACATCAAAGCAGAGATAGCATCCGTAGGTGGCGCAAACCATCTGGCTTTAATCATAGCCAAGGAGAGCCCCGAATGGTTTAATCTGTATTACATTGCGAAATTAAAAGCAAAAATAGTCAACGTAGAGTCTTCCCGGAGACACAGGAAAAAACTCCCAAAACCTCCTAAATCAAAAAGAAATAGAAGATGGAACGTAGATGACGAGGTATTCCTTCGTGCGAACTTTGGAAGGATGAAGACAAACAGACTGGCAAAAATATTAGGCAGAACCACACCGGCTTTGGCCTTAAAGTTTGCGGCGATAGCTACAGAGGAAGAAAAGCAATGGGTGGCTGAAAACGGACTTTATAAATATAAAAGGAACAACACCAGAAAATGAGATCTCTCCACATAGATATAGAATCTTTCAGCCCGGTTCCTATAAAATCAGGAGTTTACCGGTACGCTGAGGAGGCAGAGATCATACTGTTTGCCTATGCCTACGATAACGACCCGGTGAACGTCGTAGATTTGCTTTCAGGTGAAGAGATACCTGATCAGGTAATGTTCGATCTTACCAATCCTAACGTTATAAAAAAAGCGTTCAACGCGGCTTTCGAACGGGCACTCATGCAGGCCTACTTCAATACGAAGCTTCCCGTAGAACAATGGGAGTGCACCCAGGCACGGACCGCTATGTGTGGATTACCGTTGAATCTTGAACAGGCAGCTATGGTGCTGAACCTGCAACAGCAAAAAGAAAAAGGCGGAAAAGCGCTGATAAATTTCTTCTGCATACCGATTAAAAAACCAATAAAAAAGAACGATTTCCGCACCCGCAACTACCCGGAGCACGATCCGGTAAAATGGCAGCAATTTAAAGATTACAACGGCAAGGACGTGGACACAGAACGCGCTGTTTGCCGCGCCCTTAGCTTCTACCAGATCAGTGACTTTGAACACCGGCAATGGTGTCTCGATCAACGTATAAACGAGAAAGGCATATCAATTAACGTTCCCTTCGTGAGAAGCGCTATATCGCTGATTAACTACTACGAAGACAGCTTACTGCAAGAGTTTATGGATATTACTGGTATTGATAAACCCACCAAGTTAGGCCAGTTAAAAAAGTGGCTGTTCGATGAAACTGGCGAAGTAGTAGATAAAATTAATAAAGAAACTATCCCGGATATCATCAAGAACGCTGATAGCGAGCGCGTGCTGCGAGCCATGGAGATCCGAAAAGAATCTTCCAAAACTTCCACCAAAAAATACCCTACTATGATGGCCGCTCTTTGCAGAGATGGCCGTGTACGTGGACTCCACGAATACTACGGAGCGAACCGGACCGGTAGAGCTGCGGGTCGACTATTGCAGCACCAGAATTTACCCCGAGGAAATTATAAAAATATTGAGCCAGTCCGTGATCTGGTAATGAAGAACGATCCCGAATGGCTGGAATTCACTTACGGAGCTATTCCTGATGCACTGTCTTCTTTAATCAGAAGCGCCATTGTGCCCGCTCCGGGTAATAGATTTATCATAAGCGATTTCTCAGCGGTGGAAGCAAGGGGCCTCGCGTGGTTAGCAGGAGAGGAATGGGTACTTGAAGTATTCAGAACGCACGGTAAGATCTACGAAGCTACAGCTTCCAAAATGTTTGGCATACCGATAGAATCAATCACTAAAGATTCTCCGTACAGGCAGAAGGGAAAGGTAGCGGCGCTGGCCCTTGGATATCAAGGGTCCGTTGGTGCACTTGTGAAAATGGGAGCCTTAAGAGAAGGCATTTTGGAGGAAGAGTTAAAGCCTATCGTTAATGGATGGCGAATCGCGAATCCAAAAATAGTTATGTTCTGGAGAGCGTTACAAACAGCTGCGTTATATGCAATCGAAAACGGAGTCAGAACTAAAGTATCCGACATAGAAATTGGCGGCGAATACAGAGCGCCTGATCGCGGAATAGAATTCTACATGAAAGGCCGTTCTTTGTTCCTGAGATTACCTTCCGGGAGAGAGTTGGTGTACGCCAGCGTAGGAATAGAAGAAGGAGAGTTCGGTCCAAAAATTACTTATTGGGGTATTGATCAAACCAAGAAAAAATGGAGTAAATTAGACACCTACGGAGGCAAGTTAGCGGAAAACGTTACACAGGCTCTCTGCCGTGATTTACTGATGAACAGCTTGCAAACCCTGGACCGGGCAGGATATGATATCGTACTCCATGTCCATGATGAGGCCGTGGTGGAGTCTCCGGTCGGGAAAGGATCACTCGAAGAAGTTAACGAATTAATGACGCAACTGCCTGCCTGGGCCTCGGAATTTCCGCTCGACGCCGAAGGCGGTGAAAGTTTTTATTATAAGAAATAAGTGGTAAGTATGAACAAAATATTAGATATCGCCACCGCATCCTCGCGTTCACAGCTTATGTGGGCAAATGAACAATGGTCGTGGGATAAACTCGCCCGAAAGCTATCCGTAACGCACCGTACCGCCGAGTCCTACGATACGTATATGTCTTCTCCTAAACCAAGGCAGGCGGAGATAAAAGATATCGGAGGATTCGTCGGCGGCTATCTTATCGATGGGCACCGTAAAAAAGGCAGTGTTAAATACAGACAACTTCTGACACTGGATATCGATTACGGATACCCGGATCTCTGGGACGATTTTACGATGTTTTATCCTAACTCTGCTTTGGTATACTCTACTCATGCTCACTCAATAATAGCTCCCCGGTTCAGGTTGCTGATCCCTCTGGACAGACCTGTAAACCCGGAGGAATACGAAGCTATCGGAAGAAAAATAGGAGGAGTCATTGGTACGAAACACCTGGACCGCACCACTTTCCAGGCCGAGCGAATGATGTTCTGGCCATCCACTGCCAGAGACGGCGCCTATTACTTTAAAAGACAAGAAGGAGAATGGCTATCGGCTGACGCAGTATTGGCCGAATACAGAGACTGGCGCAACGTCTCAGAGTGGCCTTTGTGTCCTACCGAGACGGATATTATCAAGTCAGATCTTAAAAGGCAGGAAGATCCCACGGAGAAAGAAGGGATGATCGGCGCGTTCTGCAGAACCTATACCATCTCCGCAGCCATCGATGAGTTCCTTCCCGGTGTCTACGTCCACGCAGGAGATGACCGGTTCACCTACTGTGAAGGATCTACAGCAGCCGGAGCAGTGTGTTACGAAGATAAATTCTTATACAGTCACCACTCGACAGATCCCACCAGTGGGCAGTTGGTTAATGCCTTCGATCTGGTCCGCATACATAAATTCGGAGCAGAAGACAAAGATCCGACACTGCCAATAGGTAAACGCCCTTCGTTCAGTCTGATGAACAATCTGGCACGCAGAGACGCTAACGTGATCCGTGAGCTGGGCATATTCAACCTTAATTTACCGGAAGGCTCAGATACAAAATGGCTGGAGCTTCTGGAGGTAGATAAGAAAGGGAATTATCAGCCGACCATTGAAAATTTCCTGCTGATTCTGCGTAACGATCCGAAACTGAAAGGCAAATTCGCCTCCAATGAGTTCGACTATTTGTTGTACATCCGGGGCGAAGTACCATGGAATAATTCTACAAAATTCAGAGAAATAAACGACGACGATGAGGCAGGCTTGCGCCACTACTTTGAAAACGAGTACGGCATGTACCACTCGGCCAAGAGCAGAGACGCGTTTGGCCTGGCCTGTCAGGATAACTCGTTCCATCCGGTGCGCGAGTACCTGGGCACATTAAGCTGGGACGGAATACCTCGATTAGATACACTGTTCATTGATCAGCTCGGAGTAGTGGATACAGCTTACACCAGAGCAGTTACACGCAAGTCTTTAGTAGCTGCGGTGGCCAGAGTAATGAAGCCGGGGATTAAGTTCGACTATATGACCGTTACCATCGGTAACCAGGGAAAAGGTAAGAGTTCTTTGCTTCGTGATTTAGGAGGAGAATGGTTCTCCGATACGCTGGACAGCGTGACCGGAAAAGAAGCTTACATGCAGATACAGGGTGTCTGGATGCTGGAAATGGCGGAGCTTTCCAGTATAAAGAAAGCAGAAGTAGAAACTGTGAAAAAATTCATCAGTGCGCAGAAAGACCGCTACCGCGTACCGTTTGCCAAGCATAACGCCACCTTTCACCGTCAAACTGTTTTCTTCGCTTCGACTAACGAGTTTTCCTTCTTAAAAGATCCCACCGGAAACAGGCGATTCTGGCCTCTGGTAGTTACTCGCAAGTACGAGCCTGGCACTATAAATCCCGATCCGATATGGGCAGAAGCTGTTTACCGGTATGAGCAGGGCGAAGCGCTGTATTTAACCGAGGAGCTGGAAGCTATGGCGGCGAATCAGCAAATGGCTCATACGGAGATAGACGAACGCTCCGGTCTGGTAGAAGGGTTTTTGAGTATGAAGCTTCCTTCGGACTGGGATAAAATGGCGTCCTTCGAGCGCGTATCCTATATCAGTTCGTATTCTGAGGATGACGTGAAACCGGATTACATTACAAGAAACAAAGTATGCGCAGCCGAGATATGGTGCGAGCTGCTTAATAATAAGTTCCCGGATATGACTCCCTATAACACAAAATTTATTCATGCGATTCTTATGAACATGCCCGGATGGGTTCGCGGAGGATCGCACAGTTACAAGAGATACGGTACGCAGCGCAGCTATGTCAGGATCGACAGCATGGAGGAAAAGGTTGCAGCGATAGAAGAGGAGTGGGCTGAGTTATGAGAGTATTAATAGCATGTGAAGAGAGCCAAGCTGTAACAAAAGAGTTTCGTAGGCTCGGGTATGAAGCGTATTCGTGCGACCTTCTACCTTGCTCGGGCGGCCATCCTGAATGGCATTTTCAAGAAGACGTATTTGAAGTACTCAAACAAAAATGGGATGTGGTGATCTCTTTTCCGCCGTGTACGCACTTAACGGTCTCCGGGGCAAAGCATTTTGAGAAGAAAAGAGCAAACGGGATGCAGGAAGAAGGTATACGTTTCTTTTTTGAAATGTGGAAAGTAAGTGATTGCACTGAAAACCCTATAGGGATTTTAAATGGTGGTCAGTACATTAAACAATGGTTTCCGAAAATACATGCTGAAATGGTGCAGGCCGGTTTTCCTTTTAAACCCCATCAAGTCATACAACCGTGGCAATTCGGTGACGAAGCACAAAAATCCACTTGCTTATGGTTGAAGAATTTACCTGTATTACAACACACAAAAATAGTAGCTAAAGGTGATTTTTATGTTTCTCCGCAAGGTAAAAAATTACCCGCTTGGTACGGAGACGCTGTCGGGAAAGACGGTAAAAAGTTGGCTTACAACGGCCAGGAAATTAAAAAAGTTAGATCCAAAACTTTTCCCGGTATCGCCAAAGCGATGGCAGAGCAGTGGAGTGATTATATTTGGATAAACTCATGATGGGACCAGAAGCAAAATTAGAAAAGAAGTTCAAAGACAAAGTGAAGAAAGTTGGTGCCATATCTTTCAAGTTCGTCTCTCCCGGTCATTCCGGTGCGACCGACAGGCTGGTATTGATACCAGGCGGGGCA